TCGATTTACCCCGGAGGTATATTTCGATTTGGGTTTTGGCTTGCCCCGGCCACTTAGTTCTCCATGCCTGTTTCTTGCTCCTTTCCGGGCATGGGCTGGGGCAGGCGAAAACTCAGATCGAAGTATAAGAAAGGATGCGCGATGGTCAAAAAGAAGACCAAAACTCCTCGAACTCCCGAGGAAGCTGAGCGATTAGCGATCAGTGCTGCCATGGAACTTGCAACTCAGCAGATTCTTGATGGCACGGCGAGCAATTCGATGATCATCCATTTCCTCAAGCTGGGCTCCAGTCGCGAAAGACTTGAGCAGGCTCGCCTTGAGGCGGATACAACTCTCGCTCGAGCCAAGGTTTCAGCACTTGAGTCGGCTGCTCGTACCGAGGAACTGGTTCAGGAAGCACTGGCTGCATTCAAGGTATATTCTGGAGATTCAGATGCGGAGCTATGACGAACTCAGCCACCTACAAACATTCGAAGAACGTCTCGAGTATCTCTCACTCAATGGAGCATTTTTCGGCGAGACCTTCGGTGGATCCAGGTGGTTGAATCAGAGTTTCTACCAAAGCGATATTTGGCGAGAGGCTCGCACCCAAGTTATCGCGAGAGATCTTGGATGCGATCTCGGCCTTGAGGGTTATGAGATTCACGACGGCATTGTTGTCCATCACATCAACCCTCTAACGCCTCGTCAGTGTGAGAATTTCGACCCATGCATGTGGGATACCAACAATCTCATATGCGTCAGTCGAGATACTCATAATGCAATCCATTACGGAACCAAGGCGTTGGCTCTCGACGACTTCGATCCAAGATCGCCCGGCGATACAAAACTATGGTAGGAGGCTAAATGTCGATTCTACATGACACAAAGACCTACCTCGGGTTGATGGAGGATGACACTTCATTCGACAGCGAAGTTAAGGACGCCATTGACAATGCTTTGGCGACCGCGACTCAGCTAAACCGCGAAGTTGGCGACCTATCGTCCGAGGCAGATTACCCCACTACGACTCTTGGACGGATTCTACGACAGTATGTGAACTTCTCAGTTCGCCTGATGTTCGATCCGCCGCAGACCTCGTTTGCGATCAAGGCAGTCGAGGCTCTTCAAAAAGAGGCGGAGTGGCGACTGACCATTCAATGATGGGAGAAAACCATGAGCGAAGAAACTCTGTCTCACTACGGTGTCCTCGGCATGAAGTGGGGCGTCCGTAAGAAGACGGAAAGTTCTGGCGGAGTCGGACTTCGGTCCGTCGAAGAGAAGAAGAAGATCGGCGAGGCAATCAATGCCGAGGCATTCCGAAAGGAACGAGCCAAGGCTGAGAAGGCTGCCGAGAAGGAACGGAAGAAGCACGAGTCTGAACTCAAAAAGGCCGCCAAGGCAGCAGCTGCCGCGGCCAAGAAGGCTGCTTCCGCTGCTAAGAAGGGTGTCAAGGCTGCTTCTCAGAAGCACGCTGCTAACAAGGCAGAACGAGCCAAGGCGGCTGCTGAACGGGCTCGTAAGAAGCTCGAGAACCAGAAGCTGAAGGAAGCTCGCAAGGCTGAAGCTGATCGTAAGAAGAAGCAGAAGGAAGCCGAGCGCGCTGAGAAGAAGCGAATCGCTGACGAGAAGAAGGCCGCTAAGGAAGCCGAGAAGAAGCAGAAGGAACTCGAGAAGCAGAAGGTTCCCAAGGGAGGCATTCCAGCCGACCTGCGAAAGGAAGCTCCTCGCCGTCTCTCGTCCACGGATCTCATTGAGCAAAACAAGCGACTCAATCTTGAGAAGCAGAACTACGAACTCAAGGAGAAGCTCCGGGAGTACGAGAATCAAAATAGGAGTGCTCTTGCCAAGACGGCAGATCTCTTCGTTGACGAGGCTCGAAAGAATCTGACGAAGTATGCTGCCCGGACGGCAACAGACATGCTCACAGCAGCCCTCGACTCCAAGCTCAAGGGCACAGAGTATGAGGGTGTTGCCAAGATGGCTAAGGAGTCCTTCAACCTCGACGCAATCCTGAAGAACGCAACGGGTAAGAAGTAGGTATGGCGCTATCGAATACCGCTACACCTAAGTACTATGCCCAGTTCCGCGAAAAGGTCCTTGCCGGCGAGATTCCTGTATCGCATACCATCGAGATGGAGATGAATCGGATTGACGATCTAATCGCCAACCCTAGATACTTCTATGACGATGGCGCTATCGATGGATTCATCGCTTTTTGCGAAAATGAGATGACCCTTGTCGACGGCAGCGATCTAACCCTGCTCGATTCGTTCAAACTCTGGGCCGAGTCACTCCTTTCGTGGTTCTACTTCGAGAAAGTGACGAAGTTCGTTCCTGACGAAACTGGCCATAACGGTCGATATGTCCAGGTCGACGTTAAGCGACGCTTGGTCAACAAGCAATACCTTATCGTCGCGCGAGGTGCGGCCAAGTCCATGTACATGGCCTTTATCCACGCCTACTTCTTGACTATCGATCCCACTACAACTCACCAAATTGCCACGGCCCCCACCATGCCTCAGGCTGAAGAAACATTGTCCCCATTCAAGACCGCCATTACACGCAGTCGGGGACCTCTGTTTAAGTTCCTGTCGGCAGGAACTGTTCACGCAACAGTTGGTGCCAAGGCGAACAGATCTCTGCTATGTCCGACCAAGAAGGGGATTGAGAACTTCTCGACAAACTCTCTTCTCGAGGTCCGACCCATGAATGTTGATAAGCTTCAGGGTTTGAGATCTAAAGTGAATACAATCGACGAATGGCTTTCTGGTGATGTTCGTCAGAACGTCATCTCTGCTCTCGAGCAGGGCGCGTCGAAACTCAACGACTGGGTCATCGTTGCAGTCTCATCCGAGGGTACTGTCCGAAACGGCGTCGGCGATTCCATCAAAATGGAATTACTTTCGATCCTTAAGGGCGAGTACTATGACCCACACTCATCGATCTGGTATTACCGGCTGGATGATGTGTCTGAGGTTGGGGATCCAAACATGTGGGTTAAGGCCCAACCCAACATTGGCAAAACCGTGTCTTACGACACATACCAACGAGATGTCGCTAGGGCTGAGAATGTCCCGTCCGCAAGGAATGATATTCTGGCAAAACGATTTGGTATCCCGTGTGAGGGATATACGTACTTCTTTAAGTACGAAGAAACCATCCCCCACAACCCACGAGAGTTCTGGCAAATGCCATGTGCCATGGGTGCGGACCTTTCTCAGGGTGATGACTTCTGTGCGTTCACGTTCTTGTTCCCGTTGTCCACTGGTGACTTCGGGGTTAAGACGCGAGCGTACATTACGACTCGTACGTTCGACAAGCTACCCGCTGCTGGACGTGCAAAGTATGAGTCTTTCATCCGAGAAGGTTCGCTCCAGGTCATGGATGGAACAATCCTGGACATGATTGAAGTCTACAACGATCTCGACGAATACATCTTGAGATCTGAGTACGACGTTCGAGCGTTCGGTTACGATCCATACAACGCCAGAGAGTTCGTCGAGAGATGGACCACCGACAACGGACCCTACGGTATTCACAAAGTCATTCAGGGTGCACGAACTGAGTCAGTGCCACTCGGTGAAATCAAGAGTTTGGCGGAAGACCGAAGACTCATCTTCGATCAAGAGCTATTCTCCTGGGCAATGGGTAACACCATCACCCTCGAGGATACTAATGGCAACCGCAAAATCTTGAAGAAGCGAATGGATCTCAAGATCGACTCGGTCGCAGCACTCATGGATGCATGGGTCGCATACAAACAGCAACTCGACGACTTCAACTAACGAGAGGAGGTACTATGGGTATTATGTCACGGTTGACACGGGCGTGGAACGTGTTCGCACATGATCGTCCCGATCATTACAAGAATAGTAACTACAGCGAATACCGTCCGAGCTACCGTTCTATCGGATCTACAAACCTGGTCCAAACGCTATACAACAAGATTGCGTTGGATGTTGCGAACACTCCGATTCGCCACGTGAAGGTAGATCAAAATGGTAGGTATGACAGCGAGAAGGACTCGTCCCTGAACGAATGCTTGTCTCTGATGGCAAACATCGATCAGACCTCAAACGCTCTAATCTATGAGCTCGTCTATACGATGCTGGAAACCGGTAGCGCAGCTCTGGTTCCAGTTGACACAGACACTGCTCTGAATGAAGAAGGGTCGTTCGATGTCCTTTCTCTCCGCGTTGGACGAATCGAGAGTTGGTATACTGACTCAGTCGACGTGAATCTGTATAACGACCGTAGCGGTAATCGAGAAACGATTCGTATCTCGAAGAACTCTGCGGCAATCGTGTACAGTCCGCTCTACGATGTCACGGCTAGTAACAGCTCGTTGGCTAACCGGCTTGCACGAAAGCTCGATGCACTCGATGCTATCGACAATTCTGCTCTCGGTAAGAAGTTGGATCTGATTATTCAGCTTCCATACTCTGTCCGAGGCGAACTGCGACAGCAGCAAGCTGAGACTCGACGCGAGGCTATTGAACAGCAGCTCCGAAATTCGGAGATTGGTGTGGCCTATGTCGACGGAGCCGAGAAGATCACACAGCTCAATCGTCCGGTTGAGAACAACCTGCTTGATCAGGTCAAGTACCTTTCCGAGCAGCTGTATAACGCCCTCGGTTTCACCGAGAGTGTGTTCAACGGTACGGCTGATGCTGAGACCAATCTGTCTTACTACAACCGTACGGTCAAGCCGATTCTCGATACAATCACGAAGTCGGCAACCATGGTCTTCTTGACGAAGACCGCTCGATCTCAGGGTCAGCGAATCATCTATGTGAGGGATCCGTTCGCGGCAACCTCGCTTGACAGTATCGCATCGATGGCTCAGACGTTCATTACCAACCAGGTGATGACTCCGAACGAGATCAGGTCGATCATCGGTTTGCCGCAGTCCACCGATCCTAAGGCGGATCAGTTGGCCAATCCGTATACATCATCCGCAAACGCGGATCAAAGGTCAAACAACGACCAGGAGGTTCAAAATGGCAGCGCCTAATGACGTCGCCGACTTCGACGGGTGGGCAACCGTCGCAGGCATTAAGTGCTCTGATGGGCGAGTTATCTCTCATCATGCATTTGAACAGAACGATGGGGCCGTCGTCCCTCTCGTTTGGCAGCATGGTCACGATAACGTGACTAATGTTCTCGGGCATGCCCAGCTCGAGAAGAAGGCTGAGGGTGTTTACGCCTACGGGTTCTTCAATGGATCCCAGCAGGCAGAACACGCACGCGAACTGATTGAGCACGGTGATGTTACCGCTATGTCAATCTTCGCGAACAACCTCAAGCAGGACGGCAATGTTGTCAAGCATGGCAACATCGTCGAGGTGTCCTTGGTACTTAAGGGCGCCAACCCTAAGGCGACGATCGAGAACGTCACCATGGCCCACTCCGATGGCGAGGGTTACTCCGCGATCATCAAAATGGGTGACGGCGACGTGTCTCACGAAGACTTCGAGGGCTCCGAGGAATCGGACTCCGAAGATGAGTCCTCTAATGAGGACAAGACCATCGGTGAGATTCTTTCCACGCTCACCGAAGAGCAGCTCGAGGCTGTGAATTACCTCATCGCTGCTGCCATCGATGGGGAGTCTGATGACTCCGACGAGACCAACGAAGAAACCGAGGAAGATATGAAGCACAACGTCTTTGAGGGCGACAAGGCCCCCGGGAACACGCTGTCCCACGCAGCTTTCGCCGAGCTGGTTGAGACTGCCAAGCGAAACAACACCACCCTTCTCGACGAACTGAAGCACGCCGATTACGGCATCGAGAATATTGGATACCTCTTCCCGGATGCTAAGAGCATCACGGATGAGCCCATTACTCTCGACCGCGATCAGTCCTGGGTTTCCGTCGTCATGAACGGAACCAAGCACTCCCCCTTCGCTCGCATCAAGTCTGTTCTTGCAGACATCCGTGACGACAAGGCCCGAGCCAAGGGTTACGCCAAGAAGGCTCAGAAGAAGACCGAAGAGGTCATCAAGCTTCTGACCCGCACGACGTCCCCCACTACGATCTACAAGAAGCAGAAGCTCGATCGTGACGATATCGTCGACATTACCGACTTCAACGTCGTTTCTTGGCTCAAGAACGAGATGAAGGGTAAGCTCAACGAGGAAATCGCTCGAGCCATCCTTATCGGCGATGGTCGCCAGATCACTGATCCCGACCGCGTCGACGACGAGGCAATTCGACCGATCCTTAAGGAGAACGACCTTTATGCGATCCACAAGTCGCTCGAGGGAAACACCACGGACGAGACTCTTGTGGACGACATCGTTCTGGCATCGGCCGAGCTTGAGGGCTCCGGCGCTCCGACGCTCTTCATTGCGAAGAAGCGCCTGGTCAAGATGCTTCTCCTGAAGGACAAGAATGGTCGTCGCCTGTACGAGACCGAGGCATCCCTTGCGGGTGCACTTGGCGTTTCCAAGATCGTGACCGTTCCTCAGTTCGAGGGTCTGGAGCACGAGCTCAAGGGCGTCAACCACGAGCTTCTGGCCATTGTGGTCGACCTGCGCGACTACACCATTGGTTCAAACGCCGGTGCGGAACTCGGTATGGCCGAGTCCTTCGACATCGACTTTAACCAGTACAAGTACCTGATGGAGACCCGTCTTTCGGGCTCTCTGACGGCACCGTACTCGGCCCTGACGATCTCGCGTAAGAAGGCGTGATTCCATGTCGAGGTTTAGCGGCAAGCTAGGCTTCGTGATGACGCGCGAGACGGAGGAAGGTGTTTGGCTAGATGACATTGTCGAATTACCGGCTAAGGGGACTATTCGTAGTCTCTATGTCAGGAACGACAACTCGTCTTCGATCAACACCAACCTCCGTCTCACCAACGAGATCAGCGTCCTAATGGACACGAAGATCGAGACCTACCTTGAGGCTCTGAAGTACGTAGTATGGAAGGGCTCAAAATGGGAGGTACAGACCATCGGCGTGAATTATCCACGGCTGACCATCAATCTAGGCGGTCCTTATGCGCACGTATAGAGACCTCCTACACCTACTTCTTCAAGCGGTCCAACACAATCGAGTGTATTTCCAGCCTCCAGAGAACCTGAAGATTGGATACCCGGCTGTTGTCTTCCACTTGTCGAAGATAGAAATCGACCGCGCTTCCGATGTACCTTACAAGGGCGCTAAGGAATACTCGGTCACTCTCATCACCAAGGATCCAGAGCCAGACGTGATCGACGAAATCCTCAAGATCCCGTATTCGTCTTTGGATACGACATACATCTCGGACGGAATGAACCATTTCGTCTTCACGGTTTACCTTTAAGGAGGGTATCCTATGGCACAGATCAAGTGGGACGAAGAGGGCTCCCATTTCTATCACACTGGTGTTAATAAGGGTGTTTTGTTCCCCTTTGACACCGCTCAGAACCGCTATAACACTGGTGTTCCGTGGAACGGTCTTAAGACCGTCACCGAATCCCCGGAGGGGGACGAGGCGTCAGATATTTATGCTGACAACATCAAGTACTTGACCCTGATGTCAGCTCCGTCGTTCAAGTTCACGATTGAAGCCTATACCTACCCGGATGCGTTTTCCATCTGTGATGGCACCGCTCAGCTGATTAAGGGCGTTAACCTCGGTCAGCAGCCGCGTACGCGCTTTGCGTTCTCCTACTGCACGAAGCTGGGTAACGACACTAAGGGTGATACTTACGGCGAACTGCTGCACATCATCTACGGCGCTACCGCTGCTCCGTCTGAGCGTGCGTACAACACGGTCTCTGACTCTCCCGAGGCGATCTCCTTCTCCTGGGATTGCTCGACTGTCCCCGTTCAGGTGGATGGCTTCCAGCCGGTCTCCGTCATCACTGTCGACTCTTCGAAGCTCGACGCGGCGAAGTACAAGAAGCTGACCGACAAGCTGTATGGCGTGGGTGGTGCCGGCGGCGCCTCTGAACCTACGCTGGTCATGCCTAACGATCTGCGTGCGCTTCTTCAGTGATCTCGCTCACGCTTGAGTTTGGGGGAGAGGAGCGGTTTGACGAGCGTAGCAATACGTTTGTGACACTGGAGCCGTTTACAATTACTCTTACACATACCCTGTCTGCGGTGGCTGAGTGGGAATCCGTCTACAAGCGGTCATTCTTGGAGACCCCACCACAGACTGGCGAAGAGTTAGTGTACTACATCCAGTGTATGTCGGACCGCCCTCTCCCTCGAGATTTCGTCAAGCGGCTCGACCAATCCGTTCAGGTCAAAATAGCAGACTATTTGTCTGACGCTGCCACGGCGACAGTTCTATGGAACCCGCCTTCGAACGGAGGCCCGCGAGATACTATGACCAGTGAACTAATCTACTGGTATATGACTCAGTTGGGCATTCCATTCGAGGCTGACAAATGGAACTTGAATCGGCTATTGACGCTGATCCGTCTCGCCGCGGCCAAGCAGAACAACCAAAAGCCGGACGCCCGGGCTTCAGCAGCTCAGCGTGCGGCCATGAACCAAGCCCGTAGGGCTAGAACAGGGAGTAGAGGATGATTGACATTCCCGCTGACGCACAGGTCCCCGCGGGGCCCGATCCTCACGAGGATCGAGATCGCGCGATTTACGAAGGGAAGTAAGGTATGAGTAAGATCGACGACGTTATGTCGCACGCCACTTACCGCCTCGGCTACTACGCTCCGGACGATCCTGAGCCGGGTTCCGAGGCTGGCCGATGGCTCGCTAAGAGTATGAACCAGCCTTGGCTTGCCGGCCCGTCCGAAGACATCTGGTGGTGCATGGCCTTCGTCAGTATGTGTTTCGACATGGCTGGTGAGATCGACGCCATTGGAGGTTACTCCTACAACACCGACGTCACGAAGAACCGTATGGAGAAGGTCTCCATCGAGGACGCGCAGCGCGGAGACGTTGTTCTCTTCGACTGGGATCGCGACGGTCTTACCGACCACGTCGGTATTGTCGAAGCGAACCTCGGCGACGGCTGGCTTCAGACCATTGAGGGTAACACCTCTCCGTCCAACGCGGGCTCTCAGTCTGCTGGCAACGGTGTCTATCGCCGACAGCGGTCGTTCGGAATCGATTGTGTCCTTAGACCTAAGTGGTCGGATGCAGAGGACGCGGATGATTCGAACGGTACTGACAGTCTGACCGACAAGTGGTGGGGCAGCGCTACAAACTACGCCCTTCAGGCATCGATGAATGTACCGGCTAATGGCTGGATCGAAGACCAGGACGAGGACAACGAAGAGTACTTCGAGCGTACTGGTACCGGCTGGGATTGGGTCGAGGACCCCCATGATGGTTCTGACACCATCGCAGAGCTTCAGCGTCGTCTTGACATTGAAGCAGATGGTATCGCCGGACCTGATACAGTGTCCGCACTCCAGCAGCACCTGCGAAACCGCGGACACGAGCTCGATGTCGATGGCTACTGTGGCTACCGCACAGTCGAGTGTCTCCAGTACGAGCTGGTCAACGGCACGCTCTGGGGCTGACTAAGAAAGGAGGGCCGTCATGATCGAGATGAAGTTCGACGCTGAGTTTGACATGTCAAAATGGTTGACACAAGTCAAGAACAAGAAGCTTCGTGACATACTGGCAACCGCTGGTACTCGAGGCGTGGCGGCCCTCCGGGCCAATACCCCGGTTGGTACCGGGAAGACTGCCGCTTCATGGCAATATAAAGTCAAACAGACCAAGCGAGGCGTTAAGATCGTTTGGTATAACACGAACATCGTATCCAAGGTTCCTATTGCGATCATTCTGCAATACGGACACGGGACACGTCAAGGCGGTTACGTCCAGGGTAAAGACTACATCAACCCTGCGATGAAGCCTATATTCGACGAAATCGACCGAATGGTTGGGAGGGCCATCGATGGGTAAGAGTATTGAGAATAAGGTCGTCTCCCTGGAGCTCGACGATTCGAAGTTCACAAGCCGTGTCGACGGCGTTCTCCGCAATGTTGACCGACTGAAGTCCGGAATGAACTTCAAGCAGTCGACCGACGGACTCGACAATGTCGGTAAGGCCGCTCAGGATGCTTCAAAGCAGATGGGCGGTATTTCTGACAGCGTCAAGAACATCAACACATCTGTCGTCAACAATTCGACGACTGCCGCCGCCGCCACAGCCAATGTTGGCGCGGCTGCGAAGATTTCGTCGACTAATTTTTCCATGCTCGCGGGCGCTGCTTCCGTGGCCATGGGTAACATCGCATCCAAAGCCCTTATGGCTGGCGGATCGGTGCTTTCCTCGTTCACATTCGGGCCCATCCTGGACGGTTTCCGCGAATACGAGAACCAGCTTAACGCGGTTCAGACTATTCAGGCTAACACGTTCAGCAAGGGTGAGACCACTGCGACGATCAACGCAGCTCTCGACGAATTGAACGCTTACGCGGACCGAACCATCTACTCGTTCACCGAGATGACACGCAATATCGGTATGTTCACATCTGCGGGTGTCGGGCTGAAGGATTCGGTCGCCGCGATTAAGGGTCTGTCGAATGTCGCAGCAATGTCTGGCTCAACTTCTGAGCAAGCCGCAACGGCAATGTATCAGCTGTCGCAGGCGCTTTCGACAGGCTCTGTAAAACTTCAAGACTGGAACTCTATCGTGAACGCCGGTATGGGCGGCGAGCAGTTCCAGGAAGCACTTAAGCGCACCGCACGTACATACGGCGTCGAAGTCGATAAGATGATCAACAAGGCCGGGTCGTTCCGTAACTCGCTCAAGGACGGATGGCTTACGTCCGAGATCATGATCGAGACATTGACCCAGTACACTGGCGATTTGTCTCGCGAACAGCTGCTTAGTGCCGGTTACACGGAGCAGCAGGCAGACGAAATCATGAAGCTGGCCGAGACTGCTAACGATGCCGCGACGAAGGTCAAGACTTTCTCGCAGCTGATCGACACAACCGCCGAAGCGCTCGGCTCTGGATGGGCTTCCATCTTCCGAACGATCTTCGGCGACTTTGAGCGCGCCCGTACAATGTGGACCGCAGTGTCTGACGTGGTCAACGGCGGCATCAGCACATTCTTCGATGCCCTTCAGGGTATTCTCGATCGCTGGGATGAACTCGGTGGCTGGGAGGAATGGTGGTATGGTCTCGGCGAACTCTGGACCGCCATCGCCAAGCCACTCAAGGCCATCGGCGAAGGGTTCTTCAGTGCATTCCAGGGGGACGCCGGCAAGGCTCTGTACGATTTCTCGTACTACTTCAGACATTCTATCTCCGACTGGCTGATGATGTCTGACGACTTCGCCAACAACCTTGGCAAGGTCTTCAAAATGGCAGGCGAATTGCTCTCGCCAGTTCTGGAGGTCCTCATCGGGTTCGGCTCGGCGATTGTCCAGATTGGTGTGGCCGCGTTCAAGATCGGTATGATCCTGGCCGGGATCTTCATTAAGCCGATGATCCTTATCGCAGCGAAGGTCGGGGACATTGTCTCCGTCTTTAGTGATTGGTTTGGTCAGATGCTTGGTGGGACCGACATCCTAGGAGGCCTATCTAAGGTCCTCGACTGGATTGTCGACAAATTCCAGAAGCTTGCTGACTGGATGTATGCCATCGCGGACGTCACGATCACTCCGATTTTCGACGGACTTAAGGTTGTCATCGAGGCTGTGCTCAAGCCGCTCGGTGAATTCATCGAGACGATCAAGAAAGCGACTTCGAACGTTTTCAAGCCCTTTGGCGATGCGGTCTCGAATGTCTTTGGCGCGATCTTCGGTTTCGCTTCGGGAACCGGCGGTCCGATGGAGAAGATCAAGTCTGCTTTCGGCGGGTTTGGCTCAGGGTTCCTCGAGAACATGACCAAGCTCGCGGATGCTATCGGACCCAAGTGGTCTGAGAAGGTCAAGGCTTTCTCGGATTCGATTCTCCCGATCAGCGAAACCATCGGCAAGCACCTTGGCGGGGCAGTCGAGAGCGCTGGTAAGGGAATCAAGAAGTTCTGGGACGATGCGTCGCCTAGGATGGCTGAAGCCTGGTCCGAATCCACTAAGCGAATGAAGAGCTCGATCTCGGACGTCGGCAAGGCCTTTGGTCGAGCCGGCGATACCATCTCCAAGACGTTTGCTCCTCAGGTGCAGGCGGTCAAGGACTTCGGTAAGGCTCTCGGAGACATCTTCACCAACATCGGGGAGCATCTCGACAACAACACATTCCTGTCATCCATCGGCGACAGCTTCAAGAACATGATGAAGGCCTTCGGTCCGTTTGGATCGCTCATTAACGGCATCGTCGATCTGTTCGGAAAGCTCGGGGATCTGACCAAGTCCATATTTGGTGGATTCAGCGACGAGGCGAACGGAGCAGCAGGTGGTCTGTCAACATTCGGGAAGGCAGCCTCTGATGCGTTCGACACTCTCGGTGTTATCGGTGGGACTATCTACACTGCGGCCACGGGTATTGTCGAGTTTTGCTCGTCGGTTGTCGAGGCCATCGCAAATCTGATCAACTGGCTTACTAAGGGTATCGACAGTATCAAGAAGTTCGCTTCCGAATCCCAGGCATTTGATTCATTCAAGAAGAATGTCGGCAAGGCATTTGACAACGCCGGATCAATGATCCAGACTTTCTGGTCTGGTCTAGGATCCAGCCTCAAGGACTTGTCGATTTCTGATCTCTTGAGTGGAATACTGCTCGGTGGCGGTCTTGGTATGGGCTTCAAGACCCTTCAGACCATGCTGGGTCAGTTTACGAAGGTCACGGACTCGTTCAGTGGAATGTTCGACAAGTTCGGAAAGATTGGCGACTCGATTTCCGGAGTCTTCAACTCTCTGACCAGCGCACTGAAGTCCATGCAGGAAGTCGTCAAGGCCAAGGCTCTTCGCGAAATTGCGATCAGCGTTGGTATTCTTGCAGGTTCGCTGTTCATCCTTGCGATGATCCCAGCACCTCGACTCATTCAGGGTGCAGTCGCCATCGGCGTCTTGACTAAGATCCTTCTCGTCGCCCTGACTCAGATCAGCGAGATGGAGATCAACAAGATGCAGATCGCAGGCGTTATTGGTGCCGTCATGGCATTGTCTGTTGCAATCCTGCTGATGTCTATCTCGGTCGGAATTCTTGGGTCTATGAAGTTGAGCACTGTCGCGCAGGGCATCGGTTCTGTCATGGTGCTGGTGCTTGGTATGACAATGGCTGCGAAGTTACTGTCTAAGGATTCCAAGACGATGATCCAGGGCGTTGGGACCATGATTCTCATGGCGGCCGCAATCAATATGCTGGTGATCCCGATCATCGCGTTGGGCCTTCTCCCGATCAAGGTGATCGCCCAAGGTGTTATCGCTGTTGGAGTTCTTATGGGAATTCTAGCCGGCTTCGTTCTTCTGATGAACAAGGTGGCTAGCGATCTCGGCAAAATGGCAGCCATTTCACTGATGATGGTATCGTTCGCGTTCTCGATTCAGATGCTCGTTGCGGCGGTAGCTGCAATGGGTTACATGGATACAACCAAACTGGTCCAAGGCATAACTGGGTTGTCCGCGGTGGTTTTGCTTCTTGTGGCTATCGCAAACTTAATGCCAGCGACTGCTATTGTCGGAGCGGGGTCTTTGATCCTAACCGCGATTGCGATGAACATTGCGGTTGGTGCGATCGTGCAAATGGCGAACCATAGCTGGGGTGAAATCCTCAGTTCTATGGGTAAGCTGTTGCTCGTCGTTGCGGCCATTGTCGCAGTAGCATTTGCAGCTCAGGGTGCCATTATCGGTATTGCGTCGCTTACTCTGCTGAGTTTCGCGATAAATATGTTCGCATCCGCCCTGACAAATGCGGCTGGGTTTAGCTGGGATGCTCTCAGCAATGGTCTTAAGGCAATCGCTATCGGGCTCGCCATTCTGATTGCAGCGGGGTATCTCGCCATCGGAGCTGTCCCGGGCATAATTGCCCTGGCATTGGCCATCGGCGTTCTTGGCGCGGTCATCATAGGCGTTCTCGCTGCGTTTACTGCGTTGGCCGTGGTCGTTACCGCCTTCTTGGCAGTTGCATCGGCAGCTGGACCGGCTATCGGTGCCGGACTCGTCGCTATCGCAGCGGGTATTGCCGGAGCGGCAGCCATCATCGCGGCTGCTGCACCAGCTATCCAGGCAGCACTGGTCGGTGTCTTCACGGCAATGGAGGCAGCTGCCCCAGCATTGTCCGGAGCTCTTTCTTCTTGGGTTCGAGCATTAGGACCAGCTGTGAATGAGTTGATCATCGTGGCCGGTATTGCGCTCCGACAGTTCATCAGTCAGATCGCTCAGACAATCAAACAGAAGATGCCTGAAATTGTTCAGACTTTGACGTTGATCGTGACGGGCCTACTCGAGACCATTCGCAACGTCTGGCCTGATGTCATCAACACTGTCATTGATCTGTTGTATCAGCTGATTACAGCGATCGTTGCCGCTCAACCCAAGTTCATCGAATCCTACGTGGCTTTGTTTAAGGGATTCATCGAAACAATCAAGACCTGTGTGCCGCTGGTTGTTGATGCGATACTAACGCTGCTCCAGGCACTGCTTGATGGTATTGCAGCCAAGATTCCTGATCTGACTACATCGGGTGCAAACCTTATCGCAGCTCTGATCAATGGTATCGCGGCTAGTGCCTTGATTATCATCAATGCTGCGTGGGATGCTGTCATTACGTTCATCAATGGATTTGCTGATGCGATCGATCAGAAGGGACCGGAGCTTCAAGCCGCGGTCAATAAGCTGATCACAGCCATCATCCGATTCATCAAGAACGGTTTGACTGGTATGGCCAATACGTTCGCACCGCACGCAAGTTCCATCGGACGCAACATCATCAATGGTGTCATCAACGGCGTGTCTGGCGCTGCCGGAGCCCTTTACAACAAGCTGCGCAATGTTGCCTCGAGTGCTCTTAGCTCGTTTAAGAGTACTCTGGGTATTCACTCGCCTTCGCGTGTATTCGCGACCGCGGCTGGATTCATCGTTGCTGGTATTGTCCAGGGTATCGACAAGAACCAGGATGACGCGGTTGACGCGATGTCTGGTCTGGGTAGTGAGATGGTCAACGCCATGAGCAACCTGGACGCCGATTGGAATCCGGTTATCAAGCCAACTGTCGACCTCTCTGAAGTTAACGGTCTGCAAGATCTCACGATGAACGATCTGCACGCGAGTGTTGTCGGAACATCAGTTCAAAATGGCAGCCAAACAGCGCAGGAGATTCGAGCTCTTCGAGATGAATTGCGCAACAACCAGAAGCCGATGGTCTTCAACCAGTACAACGAATCACCAAAGGCGCTCGATCTCAACGACCTATACCGTCAAACTGAGCGTCAACTCGAACGAATGAAGAGGATGTAAACATCATGGTGTACTCCATGCTCAAACTATTACCCACAAGTGGTCCAGGCTTCGTAACCGATCTAAATCGGCCGGACGAAGGATGGGTTGCTCAGATCCTTAACGGATCGTTTGGTGGCAATAAGGAGTACAACTTCACCGGGAACGTTGTGACAACGGTTACGGATAAGCCTATTGACATCAATGTGCGTTTAACTCCAACTGTTCCCATTCCAAAGCGACCTGCCAGATACTTTTTGGATGTTTTGGCCAACAGCAACGACTTGACAGTTCAGATCACAGACGACAGTGTTGCTGCTCCGTCGATCATGTACAAGCTAAACGAGACGACAACCTATACAAAGCCTCCCGTGTTGTTTAACCGGAAGGTCATCTGGAAACAAGACTGTGTTGTTCGCGAAATTAAATACGATTACAGTGCCTACCCTGCAGTAATTGATTTCACGGTCACAACCAAGAACCCAATTTTGTACGGACCCGAGTTCGCATTATTGGTTGGTTTGGGTAATCAGAATTGGGCGCAGGCCATTACAGACGCCCAAGCAATTCTTGATAAACTATATATCAATCTTGGTTACCTGGACATTGTTAGGTTGAGAATTGGCCTTCCTCCGGTCGGATCTAAAAGTTACCAGATTTTCAATAGAGGATTAACACAGTTCCACGCGTATGTGAACGGATCGTCGTCGACCGACAACGGATTCTTTGACATGACAAAAACCGATACCGGGGGTCGAGCGTTCAACATCACCGGCGGGTATCAAGCTCTGTCTTCGACGTGTTATGCTAGTGAAGCTTACCCGACTATTACCACGTCAGACATATCTGCATTCCTTAGGAATTTTACATACCCTCCGGTAAAGTTCAACGTGCCCAATATCGGCAACGCTTACGTCGCCATGGATTTGGTTATGGCTAGAAAGGGTCTATGACGTGCCAAATATGATTCAGGTTCTTGAAGACCGCGCGATGTGTACATTACGATCACACCCGGTTTTTGACATACTCATCAAAGAGGGTTTGTATACAGCATCGATGACATTTCGATGCAAAGGTGCATTCCAGTGGCCGCCAGGTGTACTCGTGTGCTGTATGGGGAGTACTAAAACCCCGTTCATCATCGAAGAGATCGTCTACGAGTCTGAGGGAATTAGTGAAGTCCGATGTGTTTCTGTATGGGAAGCATTGAAACGAAAAAACAAGGGTGGTTGGTATTACGAACACCGAGATAATCCGGTGTGGCCTACACAGATTGATCCTATCACGGTTTTGAACGGGACGCTTGAGAGTATCAACAACAACAAGTACCGATGGTTCCCTTTCTGGCTGAAGCTCAATGCTAATGGGCAGCATCCTGATTATCAAATCGATTTCGATCTGACCGCTAGTGTGTATGACGATGTCTATGCAGCTGCGTTGTACAACCAGATGTTCTTTAAATCGTTCGTGCTTCCTACGAAAGACATCCCCTCAAACATCACAGTCTGGCTGGAAATCGGATCCCTGAATAACACATCAGTGGCACCGATCGATATCGGCGCACTCGATTCGGTTCGTTCTCGTGTGACCCGACGACTCCCTCAAAATCCGACGCACTGGTATATCCAGAAAACAAAAGACTACGGATCTTGGCAAATGGCGTCTCGAGGGCGTATCCGCACATGGTATGAAAACCGCGCGTACATGCAAGAAACCTCTGACTGGAAGGGTCCCTACCGATACGAGTCGGGTATCGTTGGCGACCAGAGCCGAGAATGGGGCCAGACCACTGAGGAAATTCGATGCGAGCCACTCAAGTCTGTGGAAGTTACCATCGATGAAGTTTCGTCGGAAACATTCAATAGGCTTGAAATCGGAAACCCGGTAAAGTGCTCGATCATGGGCATTCTTATTTCGGGTTACGTTATCGAACGAACTATCAGCGGTGGAGACAAGACAAACTATTCGATCAAAATTCAGCCCGATCGATTCTATGAAAATGGACAGGAGGTAACCGACAAGTGGATTTGACAAAGATTGCTGAATTTACGAATCCGGTAATTACGACGGTACTCAGCGGCCCCGGAATCTGGGCATGGGCTAAAACGCGAACCCAGCGCAACAACACCGAAGAGAGGTTACTAATTCAAGTCGCCAGGAATCAGCTCATAGCGCAAGGTCGCAAATACCTAAAGCGCGGATACGTCACGATGGATGAGTATGAAGAATACGAAGACCATTACAAGTTGTATTCCGATCTAGGTGGAAACGGCCTTGCTCGTCGCATATTCGAACAGGTAGATGATCTACCTATGTTGCCTAACAACATCGACGAAAGAACGAACCGATGAACAATCAGACCTACGATATTCTCAAGCGCGTGGCGCTTATTGTCGTCCCCGCACTCGCGACGTTTGTCAACGCCGTGGGTATTGTCTGGGGCGTTCCGCACACCAACGAGGTAACCGCGACGATCACCGCGTTCGGCGTCTTCCTCGGGGCAGCTCTTGGGGTCTCTTCCAAGAACTACGAGCCCGAGACGCACGGAAACCTCGTGGTGACGAAGCATGACGACGTCTACGCGGACTTCGCGGCTGAGCCTGCGAACCTCAAGGACGGTGACACAATCGTCCTGAAGGTGTCCAAGCCTGAGGTGTAAGAAAAACGTTCGGCATAGTGAGTACTACCCACTACACACGAAAGGACTCACCCATGTCTAACGTCGAACGCCTCTACGAACCTGAGGACCTCGAGAACGAGGTGCTTAACTGGCTCGGTGGAGAGGACCCGTCGACCAGTGAGTACACCACCGCTGTTGGTAACCTCGAACGACTGCACAAGCTCGTTAAGGATAATGACCTTAAAGAGAAGCTTATGCCTTCGTCCGAGACTATTGCCAACGGCGTGGTGTACTTGCTCGGTCTTATGGCGGTCCTCAACTACGAGCAGACGCACGTTCTCGCCTCAAAGGCATTTTCGATGCTGAAGTTCCGTAAGTAGAACTGCTCGAAGTCTATAACCCTAAAATCTAGGATTATAGACTTTTTCCTTTACAGTATATTTTACGCAGCGAATAATGAGAACTATCAACCCTCTTTGAAAGGAACAACCATGTACTACATCGTTCTGTACGTTTCCATCCTCATTCCTCTTTCTCTCGCTATTCACTACGCACTCATGCTACGCAATTACAAGATCCATCTCAACCAGGTCTTCCACTCGTACAAAGCTGCGAACATGAATCTCAGCGAAGGCAAGAGCTACGAAGAAGCGATGGAAACTCTGATGAGCGATCTAGATGTCGTGTTCTACCACTGACTCTCGTCCTATAACCCATAACACGGGTTATAGGCTTTAACTAACACAAACTAACACAAACTTTACACAACTAATAATGAGAACTATCAACCCTCTTTGAAAGGAACAATCATGTTCAACGCACTCACCATCACTGTCTGCATTCTCCTCACCCTCTCTTTCGCCTACAACATCTGGCTCGCCTATGTTGCTGACCGCTACGAGACCACCATCAAGAAGGTGGCCGCCTCGGCTGTCCGCGCATACCGCGACCTTGCTGACGGCGAGACCAAGGCTGAGGTGCTGGACACCCTCATGCGTGACATCGATCACGACCTCAACGACTGAAACCCCTCAACCCCTATAACCCCTAACACGGGTTATAGGCTTTAACTAACACAAACTAACACAAACTTTACACAACTAATAATGAGAACTATCTACCCTCTTTGAAAGGACCACTCTCATGTCGAAGTACGCTTACTCCTTCGTTGCCGCCGCTACCCTCGCGATTGCAGCACCTGTATTCTACAACCTCGGCAGGATTGAACGCACTGTATTCTACAGCAAGACGTTCAACTACGCCTGCTACGGTAAGAACGAGATGCTCCGCAAGCTCTGCGTGGAGCTCATCAACAAGGATCTCAAGCTCACCATGAGCCTCCCCGACCTTGAAGAAAACTGAACCCCTCAACCTATAACCCCTAACACGGGTTATAGGCTTTAGCACACGTTTTACGCGGCGAATAATGAGAACTAACCCTCTAGAAAGGACACCAACCATGTCTGCCAAGATCTCTATCCCCCAGGCTATTGCCGGCGGATTTGCCATCTTCTGCATCTCCTTCTCCGTTGGTGCTAAGCTCCAGACGAAGTACCTTCGGTACCTCCTCAAGATCGCTAGCACCTCTGAAGACGAAACCACACAGAAGTTCGCCGCTAGCCTTGTTCAGGAGAGCTTGAACCTTAAGTTCACGCCCTACGACGAGGAAAAGTAACCTCAACCCTATAGCCCCTAACACGGGTTATAGGCTTTGACCTCAAAATAGGAGTCACCATGTATACTTTGTCGATAATACTAGTCGCGATCGCGACACCGTTGTCCATATGGTCTGCAATTAACGCTCTCGCGATGATCGCAGAGCGCCAGAAGAACCCCGTCATCGAGCTCGTTGAAGAGCTCCACAAAAAACACTCAAATACTAATGAGAACTAACCACTCAAGAAAGGATCTCACCATGTCCAACTCGAACGAACTCGAAGAGACCACCCCGAAGACCCCTCTTATGGACCGCATTAAGACGGTCGCCGAAAAGAGCGTCCCGGTTGCCAAGGTTGCTGCCTTGAGCTCCGTCGCTATCTTCTTTGGCGCTATGACCATCGCCGGTCTGCGAGCGTCCTCGGACTCCTCCGAAGACGAGTGACACCACTCCTCTGAGAACTCTCAACCCTATAACCCCTAACACGGGTTATAGGCTTTATTTGAAAGGAAGCACAACCATGACCATGCGGAAGATCTTCAACCTCTCCGAAGTCGACCTCAGCGTTCCCGAAGGATCGCTCGTCTCGATCTCGGTTGCTCACTCGGAGCCCATACGTCCGAACGCCCTTGAGACGACTGCTCTCGGGGTGCTTGTCGGTAAGCATATCGGCGGCAAGGTGGTCAAGCCTATGCGTGTTGCGCCGTACAACTACGAAGACATCTACTTCATGGATGGATCCGGTGAACGACTCCTCATCTCCAGGGATGAGGCCGATAAGCCTGACGTGAAGTATGCGATTGTCCCGTTCCGGTTCATCATGACGGACCGCCGGCGCGCGTTCGCCAAGAATATCGTCATCGTCGACAACACTGAGCTTAATGCGCCCTACATTGTTGTCGACTCCCTCGCGGTCGGATCTGATCCGAACTTCATCCCGATCGCCGCAACATCCATCCTAGGCCTCGATCTCGCCGAGTACATCGCCAACCTCTGAAAGGAAACTACAATGGAAACCTTTGCCTCCATCGTCATGCTCATCATCATTCTCACCTTCATCACCTTTATGATGGTCATCAATGCGATTGCCAAGATCCTCGGCGGAGGCACCGGCAAGATCGCCGCTACCGGCTTCATCGGCTTCCTCATTCTTAAGGCCTTCGGCCCGAAGCTTGAGAAGTACATCGAGGAATACCGCAACCTCAACAACCAGAACAAGTGACCAAAAACTGAATATTTTCCTGGTGGGGGCGTGTAAAAGCGCTCCCACTGGGAATCACCTCAACAACCGCATTCTTTGAAAGGAAGCACCACAATGTCCATCAAGAACACCATCAAGCTTGCCATGAACTGGATTAAGTCCAACCCCCAGATCCTGATCACGGGCCTGGGTATCGCAGCATCTGTTGCGACTGCCATCACCTCCGGCAAGGCCCACGCCAAGGCTATTGCAGATGACAATGGCACGTCCAAGAACCTGCTCGACTTCGCCAAGCGCAACTGGATGACCTACATCCCCGCTGCCGCCAGCCTCGGCGTCACGATCTTCGCGATCGTCTCCCTCCACAATGTCACCTACAAGAAGTACCAGGCTCTCGCTGCTGCGTACTCCATCTCTCAGATGAACGTGTCCGAGCTCCGCAAGAACGTGCTCGAGCAGGTCGAGATCATCAAGAAGGGCGGCAAGCCCGCGGACAAGAAGGCTGCTGAGAAGAAGCTCCCTGAGGGCTCGATGGTCATTTTCGGTGATGAGGAGGTCCTGTGCAAGGATGCCATCACCGGACGTACCTTCCGCTCCACGGCCGAGAAGATCCGCGGCTACTGCAACAACATCTCTGAGGACCTGCTGAACTTCGGTCCTTGCCCTCTGAACGACTTCTACGCTCAGATTCACATCGGTGAGACGGGCGTCGGCGACGAGCTCGGCTGGGATGGTGGCGTGACCATCAAGCCCGAGTTCCGTCCGGTGCTCCTGCCCTCAGGTTCGCCCGCCATTGAGGTTGCACTGTCCCCTGCTCCTCAGCCGAACTGGTTCAAGATCGGTTGAAGAGCTGTGACCAAGGAAAATAAGGTCACTTTCACAGACGAGCCGATCGAGTATTCAGACCCCCCAGAATACTGGGCAAACACAAAAAACGGGAGTCCTAATGAGAACTAACCCTCAAGAAAGGACCCCCATCATGTACACCTTCGGAATCATGATTGGCTTCTTTGGCGTTTGCTGCGCCCTCGATCCCAACCGTGCCCGTAAGAAGGCATACAAGAAAGCCCAGTCCCAGAACTGAAACCCCCTCACCCTATAACCCCTAACACGGGTTATAGGCTTTCTTCTCATATTTGGAAGGAATCTCATGAATCGCGTACTCGCGTCCGTTGGTGTTGCCGCAGCGGTTATCTGCGGATCTACCACCCCTGCTCTCGCGGCAGACAGCCCCATCGACGCCAAGATCACCTATATCTCCTCGGGAAGTTCCCAGGTCTCCTCGCCAGTGACTGTCAAGGGCTCTTGGTCCACCAAGAAGCTCGAGGTCGGTCAGACTTTCAAGGTTACGTCCGACGTCATCAACTGGGCGTACGACTTCCCGTTCACTCTGAGCGACGACACACAGATCGGCTCCTGCAAGACTGACAAGGGCACGCTCACTTGTACGGTGGAAAAGGTTCCGGACTCCGTCGCAAACAAGACCGATATTTCCGGCACGTGGTGGACTACTGCTCGCCTTCAGGAGTCTGTCGTGGGTAAGAAGTGGGGTGAGATCTCTATTGGAGGTCGAGCCTGGCCGTTTGCCTTCGGAGACAAAGACTGGGACAGCGCCTGCGACAACGACTGCAACGGCGGTCACTACGAGGACGCCAAGCCCGAGAACTCGAAGTGGGGCTGGGTCAATCCCGACGGTTCCACCTCTTGGATGATCACATGGATTGCTGAGCCAGGGGTTAAGTACACCGTCCACGACGAGTACACCAAGCTCAGCACGTCGGTTAAGTGCGCCAAGGGCGATACCTGGGATCCCAATACGACTGTGTACATCTCGGCCACTCCGGTCAACGATTACACGATCGAGTTCACGGCCCCAGAGGGTGTGAAGACTTGTGTCACCTACACTCCTGAGCCGATGGCTACGCCAGCAGGCGCTAAGACTGCGACGAATGTCGCCACGATCAATGGACGCAAGCTCGAGCGTACGATCGAGGTCGAGGTCCGCGGTGGTACGACTGGGGATGGGACTACGCCGACTCCTGCTCCGAGTCCTTCTCCTTCAGTGACTACCCCCGCTCCGAACCCGACCACCACTACTCCCGTGCCGCTGCCGTCTCCCTCTATTGAGACCCCTGATACACCTCAGTCGGGAACGCCATCGCCTTCGGCTAAGCCTTCTCCCTCTGAGACACCCATCCCTTCGACTCGTCCCACAAAGACGGCCGAAACACCCAAGACTAGCGAGACCAAGCTCGCTAAGACCGGAACCTATGCGGGAGTTCTCGCGGTTCTGGTCCCCTCGATCGCTGCCGTCGGCACGATCGCATACCTCGCTTCACGAAAGGAAGACAACTGACATGCAGTCCGTCAAGGTTAAGTACACCAACTTCTTTGGAGAAGAAACGGAGGAGAAGCTCCACTTCCACCTCTCCAAGGCTGAGCTCATGAACATGGAGCTCCAGCGTACCCCGCTTTCTGCCAAGATCGCCCTCATCAACGGCGGAGAGGCTTCCCCCATGGACGCCTACAAGCTCCTTCAGGAGTTCGTGGGCGCTGCCTACGGTGAGCGTTCGGAGGACGGTACGCGATTCTACAAGGACGACCGTGCGACGAAGGCGTTCATGTCTTCGCCGGCATTCGACGCCCTTCTGGACAAGCTCAGCAACGACCCCAAGTTCTCGAACGGGTTCCTTGCCGGCCTCTTCCCCGATGACATCATGGGCAAGGCCAAGAAGCTGATCGAGGATCATCCTGACGCATCCCTCGAAGAGCTCCGCAAGCTGGCTGAGGATAACTGATGCCAGACATCGTCCCCATCGAGCCTACTCGGCCCACTGAGGTCTCCCTCCCTGGCAACACTGATAAAGCCAAGGAGGGGGCCTCCCCCGAGAAGAAGGTTATTGCCAAGGCTAAGGTCCAGAAGAAGTCTGCCATCAAGGAAGCTCTTCGGACCTTCTTCGCTCAGGATCTCCCAGAGATTGCTGAGCATCTTGTTATTGACGTGGCCATCCCGGCTGCTAAGAACGCCATCACCGATATGGTGACTCAGGGTATTCAGCAGCTGCTTTACGGCGAAGTCGATCCCAGGCGTCGTTCGACATCTGGATACACGTCATATTCTAGTTCCTCTCGTTCGGATCGTGGTCGGGCTTACTACGAATCGCGTCGATCTGAACGTCGTGAACCGCGTCAGCCGAAACCCACGAATGTGGAGGACCTTGTGTTCGACACTCGCGGCGATGCAGTTGATGTGATCGAATTCATCGCTGAAACAATCGAACAGTACGGCCAGGTCTCTGTTGCAGATCTGATGTCGTCTGTTGGTATTCAGCCCCGATACACCGATGAACGCTGGGGTTGGACCACAATCGACGCGTTCGAAATCCGACAGATCAGGGAAGGTTGGCTCGTCTCTGCCGATCGTCCCGAACCCCTCAAGTAACATATTTGCTCAGAAAGGAGCACATTCAAATGTCTATCACGACCGCTTTCCACACGGGCATGGCTCGTATCTCGAAGCACGCCCCCACCATTCTCTCCGTTACCGCCTCCGTTGGCGTCGTCGCAACTGGGTATCTTGCATGGCAAGCCGGTACTCGATTCGAGGACTGCGAGGGCCGCGACTGGGATCGCCGCAAGGAGTGCATCCGCAACGCAGACCAGATCGCAGATGAGGACGTCCACAAGATCGAGATGAAGAACCGCATTCTCTTCATCCTCGACACGGCATACACCTGCGCACCTGCTGCGATTGTCGGTGCGGCCACGATCACGATGATCTACTTCTCGAACTCGATTTCGAAGAAGCGTCTGGCTGCCGTCGGTGCAGCGTACACTGCTCTGCAGACGGCCTTCGATGGCTACAAGAAGACCATGGTCGACGCACTCGGTGAAGATACGGTCAAGAAGATCGTCGCTCCGAAGCTGCCTAACTACGACAAGACTGCTGAAGAGATCCTCTCTTCTGACAACAAGTCGGATGCTGCTGCAGTTGTCGATGCGGTCATCGCGTCCATTACTGACCTCTCGCCCTACGCGCGTATCATCACCGAGGAGTCCTCGAACTGCTGGGATGAGAACGAGGACTACACCTCCGAGACCCTGGCTGCCGTTCAGCTGTGGGCAAACCGTCGTCTCGAGCGCAAGGGTCACCTGTTCCTGAACGAGGTCTACGATCAGCTCGGCCTGTCTCGCACTCGTGAGGGTGCTGTGGTCGGCTGGATCAAGAACTCTAAGGATGGCGACAACTACGTCTCGTTCGGCGACTACGACGCAAACATCTACCGAGTCCCGTCTGACGACTACTCTCGTGTCGACTCGAACTTCATTGTCGACTTCAACGTTGACGGAATGATCTGGGACAAGATCTGACATGCACTACACATCCTGGCTTATCAAGCGAGGGTGTCTCGAGAACTACTCGGAGCTTGCTTCGGTGTGGGACGAACTCGATTTCGCGTGGTATATTCCTGAGGACGAAGATAAGGCCATTCAGGCTCTTCGTATGAGGGATGAATACTGCTACGAAACGGGTATGCCCTCGCCGAGGCAAGCTCCGGCTTCGTTCCTTGAGGTCTTTGTGAGCATTACTGACACCCTGACAGCTATGCTGTATCAGGATCGAGAATCGTTCACGAAGTCCATTCTTCTGAATGTAGGCGCTCGTTCATATTCTGACGACGGGCGCCTACCTTCAGAGATTCATGAGGAGGCTCTTAACATCGCCGAACGTGTGATGTATAGGACCTATTCGAGGAACGGAACCGGGGGACTCTTCTGTATACCGGGGGAGGATACTCTCGAGATGCCCCTAGTCACACAAATGATCAAGTGGGCTAATTTGTACGATCCATATTTCTAAGGAGGCTTACGGGTGGATTTCTACGAGATCGAAACAAACCCTATCCGAGGTCAGATGGGTTTTATGGAGGTAGCTCCATGGTTCCGTAACGTCAATTCTCGCGATATCATGTTGCGCGACGGAGACTTCGTCGCTATCTGGAACCCAAATACAGGTCTTTGGTCTACGAATGAATTCGATGTCGTTGAACTAATTGACAACGACGTTCGAAAATATGTCGAGAACTCGAGTGTTCAAAACATGATTCCAAGATTCTGTGTATCTGAAAGGGACGGGGTTTGGAAACGGTACCGACAGTGGACTAAGAACATGGTCAATACCGATCATCCACTCGATCGGAATCCAGTATTTCTGAATACTGTAACTCGTCAAGAAGACCATGTATCGTATCGCTTGCCATATTCTCTCGAAGATGGTATACCAGTCAACTGGTCAAAACTCGTTGACACGCTTTATGATCCATCGGAACGCGAGAAAATCGAATGGGCCATCGGGTCTGTTCTGACTGGAGACAGTCGGACCATTGACAAATTTCTGGTGTTCTATGGAGACCCCGGATCAGGTAAATCGACGATCTTGAATGTTATGCAAAAACTCTTTGGAGATTTCTGCGTACCATTCGACTCTGAGTCACTCGCTCAACGAAGTAACTCGTTTGCGCTCAGTGCATTTGCGGACGATCCATTGGTGGCTATCGAACATGATGGCGACTTGAGTCGTATCGAGACGAATACTCGTTTGAACTCGATCATCTCGAATGAGATTCAGCTCGTTAACGAAAAGTTCAAGAAGCCTCGGTCTCTACGTATCACCACAATGTTGATTATGGCGTCGAATAACCCCGTCAAGATCACCGATGCGAACTCGGGTATTCCACGACGTCTACTTGATGTGTCCCCATCTGGACGTCGTTTATCCATAAACGAATACCGCGAGGTTATGGATGGCGTTTACCACGAACTCGGAAGTATCGCTCAGCACTGTATTAACGTGTACCGTAATCTGGGTCCGGATTACTACCGTAACTACAGGTCTCGCACGATGATATCTGAAACGAATCCTGTATATAACTTCGTGATGGAGGCATATGAAGACTGGGGTCCCAACGATACTGTGACACTTGCGAAGGCGTATTCCGATTACAAAGAATATGTCAACGAGACTGGTATTCAATATTTGATGCCACGATATCGGTTTAGAACCGAACTTCGTCGATATTTTCGAGAGTTCCATGATCGGATTCAGCTTGACGGCGTTCGATATCGGAGTCTGTTCATCGGTTTTTGCAGTGACAAATTTGAAAGTCAGCCGAACGAATCAAATCCAGTCAAAACCGATAACTGGCTAGATCTGTACCCTGGTCAGACATCCATATTTGACGAATACTTCGGGGGGTGTAAGGCCCAATACTCGTCCGAAAACGGAACGCCTAAGAAAGCCTGGGCAAATGTCGACACGACACTCGTCGGCATAGTATCGACCGAAGAGCATTATGTCCTAATGCCCGAGGAATATGTTTGCATTGACTTTGATCTGAAAGGAGACAATGGTGAAAAAGACCTCAATGCTAATCTTCGCGCTGCTTCTGCTTGGCCTCCGACGTATGCAGAAACGTCGAAAAGCGGCGGCGGCATCCACCTCATCTATCGATATCCTGTCGATAAAGATACCCTTGCTGAATATTCGCCTGGAATTGAAATCAAACGATTCCGAGGGAACGCGTCTCTTCGGAGACGACTGTCCCTTCACAACGGGCGAGGTATCGAGGATTATCCGGGAGACCTCCCTACAAAGGCCCCTAAGATGATCAACAAGAAGCACGTTCAAGACGAGAACCATCTCAGGTCTCTCATCGCTAAGGCGCTTCGTAAGGAGGTGCACGCGAACACCGCTCCTAATGTCGACTTCATCAAGAACATTCTGGATGAGGCCTACGATTCTGGGATCACATACGATGTCACAGACGCTCGCAACGCAGTGACCTCTTTCGCGATGTCTTCGACAAACCAGTCTGATCGCTGCCTTAAGATGGTCCAGCAGATGCACTTCAGGTCTGAAGACAAGGCGGAGGTCGCTGAGGACGGAAACGGACGCATCGCGTTTTACGATGTTGAGGTCTTCCCGAATCTGTTCGTCGTCTGCTATAAATTCCCCGGAGATGATCATGTTCGTTTCTGGACGAATCCTTCGGCTAAGGCAGTGAAGTCGTTGTTCGATCTTCGGTTGATTGGATTCAATAACCGTAAGTACGACAATCACATTATGTATGCGGCGTCGCTTGGCTATTCAAACGCGGAGCTCTTCGAGATCTCGCAGCGCATCATCAATAACGAGAAGAACGCAACATTCCGCGAGGCGTACAACCTCTCCTATACGGATATTTACGACTTCTCGACAAAGAAGCAATCTCTCAAGAAGTGGGAGATTGAGCTCGGAGTCAGGCATCAGGAGAACAACATCCCTTGGGACCAGCCGGTTCCTGATAGTCAGTGGGATGATGTTGTCGAATACTGCAAGAACGACGTCAATGCCACTGAGCGTGTATTCGACCATCTCGCCAGTGACTGGGGTGCTCGCAAGATCCTTGCAGCGCTCTCGGGTCTGAGTGTTAACGATACCACTAACCAGCACACCTGCGCTCTGGTGTTCGGTAAGGAGCGTCGACCTGACAAGTCGAAGTTCGTTTATACTGACCTCAGCGAGATGTTCCCGGGTTATACCTTTGACAAGTTCAAGGGTTCCTCATACCGAGGCGAAGATCCGGGGGAGGGTGGCTACGTATATTCGGAACCTGGATACTACGAGAATGTCGCCCTTCTGGATGTCGCATCGATGCATCCGACGTCGATAGAGCAGCTCAATCTATTCGGTCCTTATACCCAGCGCTACAGCGAGCTCAAACAGGCTCGCGTTGCCATCAAGCATAAGGACATGGACGCGTTGGGTAAGCTCTTCGACGGGCGTCTTGTTGAGATCGCGAATAACTATGATCTCGACGAACTCGGCAAGGCTCTCAAGATTCCGATCAACTCCATGTACGGGCTGACAAGCGCCAAGTTCGACAACCCGGCATGGGATCCTCGGAACATCGACAACATTGTCGCGAAGCGAGGTGCGCTGTTCATGATCGATCTCAAGCACTATGTGCAGGACGAGCTCGGTCTGACGGTCGCCCACATCAAGACGGACTCTATCAAGATTCCCGGGGCCACTCCTGATGATATTCAGAAGGTGATGGAATTCGGGAAGAGATATGGGTACGACTTCGAACACGAGGCCACCTACTCCAAGATGTGTCTCGTCAACAAGGCAGTGTACATCGCGAAGTACGAATCGCCTCACGAAGGCGAGTGGACAGCTACTGGTAAGCAGTTCCAAGAGCCCTACGTATTCAAGAAGCTCTTCACCAAGGAGCCGATTGAATTCGAGGATTATGTCCAGACCAAACAGGTCAAGACCGCAATGTACCTGAAGTTCCCAGATGGGGCTAAGCACTTCGTTGGTAAGGTCGGTTCGTTTGTACCGATTAAGTCTGAACGAGGTGGCGCTGAGCTCCTACGTATGAACAACGAAGGCGAGATCAAAGACGCCGTCGTTGGAACAAAGGGCTATCACTGGAAGGAAGCAGAGATGGTCCGGTTCATGCATCAGGAGCAGGACGTCGATACGTCTTACTCCGAGATGCTCGCCGATGAGGCAAAACAAGCGATCGAACAATTCGTCGATCTTGAAACACTGTGCCGCTGAGAAAGGAAATCATCATGGCATTCAACAACACCCCCTCCGATCTGGTTATCGAAGACGCTCGTCTGCTCTTCACGAATTTTGCAGGGTCTCCGACACGCTTTAACCCGGATGGAGGCAAGCGCGAATTCTCGGTCGCTATTCCGCTGAACCTCGTCGAGGATCTTGAACGAGACGGCTGGAATGTCAAGTACCGCAGGAACCAGGATGGCGAGTTCGATCCCGAGCGTCCTTACCTCGGTGTCAAGGTCTCGTACAAGTTCCGGGTGCCGTCCATCTGGCTCGTTACGGGTGGCCGCAAGCAGCTCCTCACTGAGGACACTGTCGGTACCCTGGACAACATCACGATCAAGACTGCGGATGTGGTTATCCACCCGTCAGTCTACGACATCCGTGGTCAGAAGGGTATCTCTGCGTATGTGAAGGAGCTGTATGTCGTGATGGACGACGAGTCGGCTTCCTTCGCGTCTAAGTACGCGGATCTCGACTGAACATATTTTTAAAGCGGGGGCGGGCTGTAAAAGGTCTGCCCCCGTCTTTAGAAAGGAGCTATCATGTACAAAGAGTATGCTGACATCTGGGCGGATGTGCCTGGCTTTAAACACTACGAGGCAAATCGTATTGGCGTCATTCGTCGGAAGGATACCGGCGTAACCCTTCGGCCGTTCAAGCGTAAAGGGAATTCGCGCTATGTTCGGCTGTACACGACTCCCGGCGAGGCTCGCGAACGCTCGGTCGCGTCGGTGATCTGGGCCGCTTTTTACAAGAGGTGGCCCGACAGGGGTCTATACGTCTGTCATGCAGACGGCGACCTCGAGAACAATTCGCTCGACAACCTGTTCCTGGGGACTCGATCGGATGTCCGAAAAACCCAGAGGCGTCGAGATGATCTTATCTGGGCGCAGCTACAAGAGGAAGGAGAACTGGTTCTATGAGTAACTGGTTCGAAACCATTGTTCCGGGTGACCGTACGTGGTCACGCGAAAACATCAAGACTGTAAAGGAACTCAAGAAAGGTGGTGCGCAGGATATCGCAAGGTATCTTTCCACGGTACTTGAGCGCACGGGTGATCATATGCTTGATGGCGACAACTTCACTGCGATTGTCAACATCAAGAACGGCTTCATCCCAGCTAACGGCGACTACTCGGGATTCTCGATTCAGATCAAGGGTATTGTTATGGGTGAGCAGGTCAACACGACTGTCAATGGCAGCAGTGACCCTGTGACTACCGAGTATACCTGGTATGTTCGCAAGATCACATTCTTTGTAGATGGTCGATCCGCTAATGACCACACCAAGGAAACTGTGATCGACGCCGGCGATGACTGGATTATGAGCGCCATTACACGCGGCGATGATCCTGAACCCGGATTCGGTAAAGGCGCTAAGTACGGCTCTTGGTGGGCCAACAACGCTGAATTCAACCCGAAGATTACGAGTGCGTCCCGAATTTCGATCAAGACTGCACTCAGGAAAGACCCTGGAGCGGAGCAACTCTGATGACACATATTCCTGACAACATGAAGACATACCTCAAGACCGCGGGAGCACAGTTCAACAAAGAACCCTCGTCTATGAAGGCTATCAACTCTGGTATTCTCGCCCTTGCTAAGCAAGCGGTTGGGAATGTCATCGCAGACGACGAACCCTACACCATTCGGATCAACTTCCAGAATGGTCGGATTGTTGGAAGCGAAGCTCAGCCTCGTCTCTCTGTGGAGCTCCTCAATGGGCGTGCGACTACGTCCACGATTGATACCCCCAAGGAGAATACCGAGATCTTCATCGAATTCAAGTCTCTAAGCGCAGAGGGGCACCCGCCGATCACGAACGGTGACTCTTGGGTTGCTCGCGCTAAGATGGATGGCAATACTGTGAAGACCGTATTCGTCAACCGCGATTTCAGCGAAGAAGACCGAGAACTCATCAAGGCGGCCCTTCTTCGTGGGTTATTGCCCCAGGTCCAGATGTAACACAAGATAGGAGATATTCAACATGGCATTCAAGACGATGGCTGGTCCTAACACAAGTTTGACCAAGGAGACGTTTGACACACCACCTCGAGATAACCCGCCGGCTGATTTCTCACCGCTGGTGTTGACAGGGTATGATGCGACCATCGATGGGCTGCATTCGTATATGAAAGACGGCTATTGGTATGTCGACTGGATGGAATGCACTTCGCTTTTTGGCCACACGACCATCAGTGCGATGAGTCCGTTCTCGTGGGAGTGGATTGCTCGCTGCTCGATTGCCGAAGGCGGATGGACTCGAGAGAACGTGGAGTTCTACCACGCTATTCCCGAGGTGCTTCGCGAGCGGTTGATATGTCTCCTATTCGATGATGACGAATAAACTATATTCGCATCAGGAAGAGGCCCTGAGGCTCCTGCACAGTGGTAAAGTCCTAGTCGGCGGCGTCGGCTCGGGTAAGTCACGTGTAGGGGCCTCATGGGCCCTTTCGAAGGCAGATACAAAGAAGATCGTCGTGATCACTACAGCGCGTAAGCGAGACTCGCTTGAATGGGAAGGTGAGTTTGCTGCGCTTGGCGCTAATTGCGATGAGGTGACGATCGAGAGCTGGAACAATGTCTCGAAGTTTGCGGATTACCGCGGTCATGTGTTCATATTTGATGAGCAGCGTGTTGTTGGATCTGGTGCTTGGGTTAAGAGCTTTCTCAAGATATCGAAGCACAACCTGTGGATCTTACTAAGCGCAACACCGGGGGATACGTGGCTTGATTACGTACCCCTGTTCATCGCGAATGGGTTCTACAAAAACAGAACCGCATTCTCAGAGCAACACATTGTTTGGGATCGGTTCGCGAAGTATCCTAAGGTAAAGCGATTCGTCAACACGGGCGTTCTTGAATCTCGCAGACGGCGCATCATCGTGCCAATGCCTGCTGAGAGGCATACGAGACGTAATCGCAAGGATATTTTCGTACCGTTCGATCGAGACGAATACGATCTGATTGTCAAGAAGCGGATGGATCCTTGGACAAAGGAACCGATTCGAAATGCTGCAGGAGTGTGTTACGCTCTCCGGCGTAGTGTGAACTCTTCTGGTAACAGATTAGATCGGTTGCGCAATATCGTTGCGAAGCGACACAGAGTGATCGTGTTCTACAACTTCAACTACGAACGCGACAGTCTATTGACCCTTCGAGATGAATTCGTAGTGGCTGAGTGGAACGGTCACGCACACGAACCAATACCTGAGGGAGACTCTTGGGTATATTTGGTTCAGTACACTGCAGGGGCTGAAGGATGGAACTGTATTGAGACTGATACGATTGTGTTCTACAGCCTCAACTACTCATACAAGGTGTTGGAGCAGGCGGAGGGTCGGATTGACCGCATCAACACCCCTTACACTGACTTGTGGTACTACTACTTCAAGTCGGAGTCTGGAATCGATTCCGCTATCTCAAAGGCAGTGGCTGAGAAGGCCACGTTCAACGAGCGCATATTCGCTCACAATCTGTAAAGGAGTGACATCATGGCACGGAATCTGGTAATGTTCGATCCCGCTGAAAACGAGTGGTGTGTTGTCTGTCGTATTGGGAGCATTGGAGATGATCCTAAGAACACCGTCGCATTCTACAAGACTCAAGACGAGGCAAACGAGGCCGCAGCAAGACTGCGAGAGAAGATTAACGTCCCGGTCAATGTTCAGATCTTCAATTATTCGTACGCGAAGGATGAGATGGATATTTTGAAGCTGTTGCTGCTTGATGGTATTGATATCGCAGTCAAGTATGTGGTCGGCTGATCATGGCTTGGTCTAAAGACGCATGGTGTGTTCTGTCCGCTATAAAATTCACTGAATATTTCAGCCCCTGTGTGGTGTTGAGTGTTCATCGAGACAAGGAGCATGCGCAGCAGCTTGTTGACGAATTGTCGGTAGACGAACGTTGGCCTACGACAACTCGTCTGTTAAAGTACAATCGGAACATTCGCGATCTTAAAGAAGGCGATATCCTCTGCGGATACAAGATCGACGTAATCTTGGACTTATGTGAAAGAGAGTCATAATAACGATGTTGTACGGAAAGTCATTTGAGAAGCTCATTAACCCGACGTTTTCTCTCAAAGAAACTAGATTGGGGACTAGGGCTACGTTGACAGTGCTTGTGGACGATGGCGTGAATCCTCCTTATGAGGCATATGTGTCGTACATTATCAATCCCGATCTGCTCAAGATATTCGGGTTGATGGCCTATGCGCATACACACACGGCGCTCTTGAAAGAGCTCTGCCATACCGATCTGAAACCGCCAGAACCTTGCGAGTGTAAATCCCGTTCATGGATGAGGATGCACCCGACGGATAAGGTGGAATACTGGAGTACGCTAGACGGGCATACGTACCCCAGACCTCATACGAAAGGTTGCCCGAAGAATCCCAAGAACAGGAAGAAAGATGACTGAGACCATTGTCTGCGGAATTGACCATCATCGTGAGTGGATGCTGCAAGTGATCACATGTGACTGTGTTACGGGAACGCGCAGTGACTTCATGTGGTTCTTCAATACTCGAGCGGAGGCTGAGACTCATCTAGAACGGCTTGCTCATGGTGAACTGAACAAGAACATGATTGTCAAGATCGTCAAGGTCCGGGCGTTCGAATACCCCGGACAGGACTTCAAA